CCGTAAGGTTGGCAATGACAGGATGCGTAGGATCATTGAGAAGCATGTTACGGCCACCGCAACTGTTGTGGGTCAGGCCGATGATGTAGGTGGCACTCGCTTCCGTGCCTCCTGGTGCTGGGGTAAGAAAGTCCAGCACGTCTGTTCCGTTACAGTTCATAATACTTAAATTTTAATTTGTTAAACTATCTTGGGGCATCTATTCTTTTGCGCCGTCCCCCTTTTGCGCTTTGAGGAAAATCGGTTTCTCCGTCTTGTCTTCCGTATGTGGTTCCAGGACCAAGGCCTCACTAGACTGTATGGCCTCTATCTTAGCCTTCAGCTCTTCTATTGTGCCACCCATGGAACTGATGGATTCCTTCATTGACTGCAGCATACGCATGGAGTTGTAGGTGAACTGTGCGGCACAATACTGCCACTGAACCTTACGCTCACTCACAGGCCGGCAGTTAAGGCAGTCGCCTGTACACTGGAATCCCTGTCTTGTCTGTTGTTGCTCTATATTCTCTTCCATACTTACTTGTCTTTAAAGAACTTGATAATCTGACTGAAAATGAATGGGTTGCTGTTCAGCTTTCCTACAGCATCGGCTATCTTGTTGCCTGACACCATCGCGCCATGCTGACCCATGATGTTAATGAACTGAATGATCGCCTTGCGGCCATTCTCTGCCTCCTCATCGCTGTTAGCGTAGATGTTGAAGGATATGTTTCTTATTTCCATAATCTCGTCGTGAAAGTTTATTCGTTAATACTTGTCAGGGCCTCTGACGTATCGTCGGCTACAGTCGTAAGGACTCCCTTGTTCTTGATGATACCCTGTATGAGCTGGTAGCCATTTATGAGATCACCCTGATTCTCCTTGAGCCATGAGAAGATGCCTGACGCATTGGTCTTTATCTGTTGCATCAAGGTCGGCTCTACAGGGTCAAAGTCGGGAAGGTCGATATTCTTAGCGTAGAAGTCAAACATCTCCTGCGCTTTCTTCAAATCGCCATTACAATACGTCATGACCACCTGCAGTAGTTGAGCCTTACTTGTTGGCACGTAATTTCTGATGAACTCCATCTTCTTTTGCTTTTCCTTGTTGAACCATAACATCTTTGTCGTGTTTAGAGTTTTCAATACTTTCCAGATTGGAAAGGTTGGAAAGAATTGGAAAGGAAGTTAGGGGAAATTTAAGGAAAACTTCCCCTATTGGTGTTTTGGCATTACATACCGCAACCACAGCCTGTATTACAGCTACACGGCTTTGCATCCTGCCAGATAGTTACCTTCTGAGGATTCTCAGAATACTTACCGGTCATCAGACCAGCGATAACCTGAGCCGTAGCCTCGTTAGTGGCCACCTGTGAAGCAGAAAGCTGTGAAGCCTGACTGCCACTCTGTGTATCGTTGATGGTGTTGGTGATGTTCAGGTCACGAGTAATAGACTCGTTGTGATCACGAACTACCTGCTCTGTAACCTGACGCAGCAAAGCGGCAGTACCGGCATTCTCTGCTGCAGCAACACGCTTAGCCTCCTTCGCCTTCGCACCTGCCCACGCTACTGCGCCTACTACACCAACCACAGCAACGCCGGCTGTCACCATAGCACCGATAGATAAACCACTAGGACGATGGTCCATCTTCATGAGCTTTATCTGCTCGTAAGGTGAGAACCCACCTTTCATCATTGAATCTTCCATAAGAAATCTTGTTTAGTTGTTAATACTTGAGTTAATTCGTCATCGCGCTTTGACAATGACAAAAGTATCAAGAAATACAATGTGTATCAAGTATTTACAACCAAACTAAAGTGACACGACGTGACACCTTTTAACAATCCATCGAAAGGCGTTTAAACGCACGCTGAAGGGTACGCTTGGCGATATTCCTCTCCTTTGACAACTCATCAAGGGCGTGGTCATACTTCACGCCAACACTGCGCATATTCCTGAACTGCTCGTACGCATCTACGTACAGGTAGTCATTCAAAAAGATGCCATTCTGTGACATCACTTTTAACGTTTCCGCGCTTAATTTAAGCATCTCGTACACTTTCATCGTGCAAATTCTTGGTTGATTGGACAATAATTACTACCTTTGCACCCGCTTCACTTTACTTACGAGACAAGACAATCCCGCAAGGCAGATTAAAGGGAATTACCCCTCGACCTGTCCTGCGGGACTCATTGTAAGAAAGTGAAGCGTCTTATTATGAATGAAAGTCGAGGGGTTTTTACGCCCCTCCTTTTGTTAGAGTTTCTTTTTCTCTCCTGTACTGAGGAAGGTGCTGAGGTCAATCTTGACACCTTTCTTCTTTTCTGCCTCCTGACGGGCCTTCCATCTCTCGTACTCCTTTCTGGCCTGTTCTGCTGTCCTTGTGAAGCCCTTCTCTCCTGGCTTTGGCTTGCCGGAGTCATCACGCTTGTAGACTACGATAGGCGTATCAATGGTGAGAAGTTCTATCTGGGCAGCCGTGAGACCCCAATAGTAGTCCCACATCGGGACACGTACTAAACCGAAGAGGAAATCACGCGGCATCAATAGCCACTGCCTTACTTTTCCGTCGCCTCCTGCTGCGCCGAAGCGAGTTCTCGAAGGGTACGCTCGGCTTCTTCCGTCCTCATGTTCATCAGAGTAGCCTTTGCCCCTGTCAGTGACATGGTAGTCATTAAGAACTGTGTGAGAGGTACTTTTTTTTTACCCTCTTCGAGGATGGCCTGTAGCTGTACGTTGTCGTACTGACGGACATAATAGAACCAGCGCCACAGGAACCAATAGCGGAACTTCAGCTTCCAATAGCCGTCAAGGATATAGATGGCCGCAGCCTTGCAAGCCAGCTTGGAGTCATCGATAATGGTATCAAGGCTTGTATCATTCTTTCCGTCCTTATCGTCTGTGTCGGCCTTATGGATAAGAAGACGTGACAGTCTCTCAATCTGACCGTTCTTGAGCCAGCGGATCTTGTACTTCTTCTTAGTACCAAGCACCTCAACGATGGTAGCGTCATTGTCACGTATCGAAGCATAGGTTCTCTGTGCCTCGACGGATGGTTGTCTAACCTCAGGTTCTTTAGCCATATTCTTTATGTTTTAAATTACTTCCACAGGTTTGCGTTAGCCTCAAGCCACTCGTCGGCATTCTTACCGCGCCAACTACCATGACCAAGGTGTGTGATATACTTCCAGATAGATACGTACTGCCAGGGAAGTTTCTTGTCCTTAACATCCTCAAGAACCCACGCGCCTGTATCGTACCTATCCCCAGGATGCAACGCCCACATCTTCTCACCATTGAAGTAGTGTACCTTATTGGACTGCAGCATGGGAACATTAATCCAACAGAGGAAAGGATGCATGAGCGTCACGCCGTCCTTGAAGCCTTCCTCGCCACACAGGGCCATGGATGTGTCGACAATCTTCGTGATGTCATCCTTGACAAGAACATCGCTGTCCATAAGGATGAAGCCGTCAGGAAGGTACTTGAACAGAGCCTCAACGCTACGGCAGTGTTTCGCGCTTCCGAAGTTGCTCTTGTTGCGACCACCCGACTCCCTGTCAGGGTACTCGGCCAGCATCTTCTCGAAGTCGACAATCTTTCCCTTGGTGTTGTCGATGACAGTCACGTTGTCAATCTTTGTCTTGAAGGGCTTGGTGTCGCTATTGTCAAAGACTGTAACGCAGCAGCCAGGACAGCGTTTGTTCAGCGACATGATAGCGGCCTCAACAAGCTTCGGAGTGTTATAGTTGACCATGGCCACGTCAACGCCACGGTTGTATTTCATGTTGTTGTAGATCCACGCAGAGATAAGACGCTCGGCGAGGAAAGAGACTACACGACGCTGATAGATGGTCTTACGGCTACCGAAGTCGGCAACGGCCTTATTGTGCCATTCCTCAAGCGTACCAAGGCCCTCAATACCACAGGTATGAGTGAACTCCTCAAGGATGGGGAACATGAAGTCGCACATGGCGCAGAAGTCCTCCCACTTCATCAGGAAGATGCAGTTGCACAACAGGCGGGAAGAGTTCTTGATATAGTGCGTGTACTTGTTGTCGAGGCCATACTTCTCGTCAAGGATGCCTAGCACACAGTCCAGGTCCTTCACGTTATGGCACATGGCGTACTGCTCATAGACGGTCTGAGGCAGGTCGTAGATCTTGAACACCTGACACTCGCCTTTCCTGGGCATGTGGACGATATTGAGATGCCGGCGATAGTGTTCAAAGCCTACATACTCACTCTTGAGCTGGTTCTTCCACACGTACCACATCGTCACCATCTCTGAATAGACAGGATTAAGGTGGTTGATATTCTCCTTCTCACAAGGCTTGTGGGTAGCGAACAGCTTGTGGTGTTCGTCCTCCTGAAGCCCGAACTGATCTTTGAGTTCATCCTTATGGTAGGATACCCAAATCTGATAGTCGATTTTACTTTTCTTCATAAGTCTGTATGTTATTGCGCGTCTTACTACTGCAGCGTAGCCATTGACATCATCGGTACTCTCGTTGTCATTCACGCACACGATGCCGTCAAACGTACGTAAGACTGATTCTACGTCTTCCTTTGACTTTCCTACGGATATGTAGGTACACTTGGCCCTGCCCTCATGGTAGCGGCCACTGAAATACTGCCAGAGGCTATAGAGGTATTGGTTGTAGCTTGTCTCACAGCGATAAGGACAGATTCCTTCCTCTACCTCCTTCTTGAAGCGATCACGAACCTCAAGGGCCGAACTCTTCAGTATAGGGGCAAGATTATGTCCGTTATGAAGCCATGTATTACCAATCTTCTTCCCGAATACTCCAGCGACCATGTCCTGCTGAGCCATACACTTACGATGGAAGATGTTCGGCTCTGATGGGAACTGCCTTATCTCGTAACGCTGAACAGGCAGTCCGTCTACAAAGAAGTCCTCCTCCTTCATCGGCGAGACAGGGAACATATCATCATTGCCGTAGATGAAATGCTCTGCCAGGTCCTCAATATAGGGGACGAACATCTCAATGGTGCAACTGTTGAAACAGGGAAGGTATTTCTCAGGAATGATGTCGCGATGATAGACCACATGGACGTTCTCTTCATCCATCCATTCCTTTCGCTGACTCTCCTTGGCAAGAATAATATGGATTGTCCTCACGAAAGGCATGAACTCGCGGATGCACTGAATAAGAAGATGCTCGTTCCCCCATGAACGGAAACGGACATTGTCACCAATCCTGTAATTTCTGAAATGGAAATGTCGAAGATAATCCTCTCGCCACTCGGCGTCATCTTCGAACACCATCGGTACTACGTAGTCTATTATCATGGTTTTCAGTTATTAAAAGCGGCAGCGATGACTTTCTCACCACCGCCGCTTATTGTGAAGATAAGACGATTAGTTGCTACTTGCAGGGGTTGCAGAGGTGGAACCATCGAAGATACCCATTGCGTCAGGAGCAGTTGAAGCGGCTGACGAACCGGTCAGGGTGATACCGATAGGCTTAGCGGTGTCTGCTGAGTCAAACAGGATGCTGGCGAGCAGCTTAACCTTCTTGATGGCAAACATCTTTGTGCCCTCATCGTTCACGGCACCGATACCAACGGAGAATGCCTTCTGAGTCTCAGCGAAGCTGTAGCCTGCACCTGCTACGGTGAACTTAGCGTCACCTTCGTCGCTGTCCTGCAGAGAAGCCTTTGCAGCGTCAGCCTGGGCAACAGTCTTCACGGTGAATCCACAAGCGGCCAGAACTTCCTCGTCAATCGTAGGAATGAAGAGGTTGATTTCTGTGTCACCAGGAGTCATGCGTGAGGTCCAGTCACCTGTGATACCATGAACCTTGTAGTGATTGATACTTGGAGATCCACCGTTGTAGCTGAATCCACCGTCCTGTGCTACGGGAACTTCCTTGATGGTCTTACCTGTGGCGTTGAACTTGTCACCAAAGCCACCTTCGATAAAGAACAGGTGAGAGATACCTACAAATGCACCTGCCTGATAAGAACTGATACTAGCCATAGTCTAATTTGTTTTTATTGTGTTAATAACTATTTTTTGCTTAATGCACCCCACTTACTGCGTAAGTCGAAGTACACCACCGCTACTTGGAATCCGTGTCCGTCACTGCCACTCAAACGAACGACAGGCTTTACAGCCGTCACGTATTTGCCGTTAATGGGGAAGAGATCGACAATGCTGTCAACGAAATCACCCATGGAGTTCACGTCAAGGGAACTATTGGAACGTGCCTGGACAAAGAGATACATCACGCCTGAAGTTGTCAGGTAGGTCTTTCTGTTGCCAATCACGTAATCGCTGATAGTCACAGGGAGATCAATGACAACGAACTTTTCCATCGGACTCTCGGCGTTGACATTCGTCGGTCTGTCCTTCAGGAAAATATACTTTTTCTCGATGACGTTTCTCACGGCTGTCACCAAGTCATTGTACATGTTGTATATCGTCGATTTCTGAGCCATAACTTTAAGCAATCTTCTTGAATCCAATAGTTGTCATCATCTTTTTGGTATATCTCTTCGTGTTAAGATAACCGGTTGTCTGACGCTGCATTTCAACCCATTCCGCGTACTCCGCTGTATAGGCTACGCATATCTCAAAAGCCGTCTTTGATGTCGGTGTCCATGAACTTGCAAAAGACTTTGCATCCTGTGGGCCTGTACTTCCATCTGTAGCAACCTCAGGAGTGTATTTGGAGTGAGCAGTGTTCTGCCAGTCGGGACGGAAGTGAATGGCGTTCTTTCGCGTCGTTCCTCTCGATGTTAAAGCAGACATCTCCTTGCGGATCGGTGCTTTCAAGTCATCGTAGGCGAAGAAAGTGAAAATCTCGCCTGTGTCACGACGAAACATCAGAACGACGATAGAGTTAATGAGGTTACCTGTGAACTGGTGTGCTTTCGGATTGCCGCGTCTGTTCTCGATGGCTGCGTAAAGGATATTCTTGCACGCTTGCTCCAGAATCTTCTGAAGCTCGTCGTTCCAAATAACCATCTGCCTTTGGAAAGCTTCCTTGACAACCTTTGTGTTAGCATTCATCCTCAATTCCTACTATAACGCCAGAAAATGTGTGTGCCCGAATAGGTGGCCGTTGATACGTTCTTGTCCACCACTCTTCCATACTCCTTGAGGCTAGAGCCGTAAACAACGACGACTTCATCTCCTTCCTTCGGTAATGTGCCGGCAGAGTCCCACATGTCCTGATTCATGGGCAAGGCGAGACCACGCTGAGACGTGATAAGTTCTCCCTTGTCTGACGTTGTGTTGACCTTGTAACTACGGCATACACCCTCGTAGATGACTGTTGTCTGACCATCCTCGGCAGGTGTTTCCTCTTCCGATGGAACATCAGACGAAACAGACTCGTGCTGCTCATCCTCATCACCGCCCATAGGATCGTATTCCTCCTCCTGAAGAGGGGTGAAATCATCCTCGTCAACCATAGGGTCTTCCTCGGTCTTACGGACGATTCTGCACCAATGCGGATATCTGGGATTCTTCTCACTCATCGCTTCAAAGGCTTTTTCGGATTACAGATACCACGGCCAACAAATCCCCAATGCTCCTCACCAACCAAGGGAAGGTCGTACTTTTCGAAGATATCATTGGCCATGTCGAGATATTGCTTGAGAACATTGGCAGACATACGCTCGCCACCTTCAGTATGCTTCCAATCGGCATCTTCGTCGGTAACGCTTCCTGTCTGTGTAGGTGAACCTGCCACCCATACGAACAGCCACGCCAGAGCGAGTTCCCTCTGCTTCACTGAAAGTTCTGTATAAACGCTTTCAGGTGAGTCGATATCAGCATCAGCACAGATTGACCAAAGGGCGTTGTCAGGAATCGTGATGTTCCTGACTTTGCCCTCAAGGTAATCTTTGATGGTGTATATACTGCTATTAGTACATTCTGCCATGATTCCAAGTGTTTAGAGATTATTCACTCGATGAGCTTGCGCTTGAGCTGGATGCGCTAGAGCTTGATGAGCCGTCATCTTCCTTCCAGACGGTGACAATACCATGCTCACGAACATTGTTGAACACGGGACCGGCGAACAGTTCGCAGTCGATGGTGTTCTTCAGGTTCGGACGCTCCTCCCAAGAGTTCAGCACTACGATACGGCCCTCAACGAGACTGTACAGATCGGCACCTGTCTGACCCTGCCATGACATACGATCCTGAAGGATGCTGCGCATGCACTTCATCTCGAATGGACGGAAGGCAGTGGTAGATGCTACCAGGTTGTGCTCGTCGAATGCGGGATCGTCGGCAACAGGCTTACCGTCCTCTTCGTGGCGAGACTTGTAGTCAATCTCCTCGAATGGCCAGATGCCCATGTCGTCACGCAGCCAAGCCAACAGGTCGGTACGCAGCACCTTCACACCCTCTGGGTTGTAGTAGTTCTTTGCCTTTACGAATGCGTCCTTCACGCTGGGGTGAGTCAGGATCATGCGGAGCAGCTTCTTTGACACCTTCCAATGGTCGAGACCAAGGCTCAGAGTGTCGTTGTAGTACTCCTGCAGGTCCATCAAGTCCTGAACGACATCGGCCTTCTCGTTAGGAACGAGAGTACGAACACCGGCCTTTGTCACCCACTTGTACCACAACTCAGTCACAGTCATGATGTTCTCTGTGGGGATTGGGAACTTGAAGTCGTAAGCAACACCGTCAACAGGCACATCGTGAATCTCACCCTTAGACATGGCCTGATAGGTCATGTAGTTCAACTCAGTGTGGATACCACCGAGCATCTTGGTTGAGTTGTACACGAAACTGTCAATCAGGCTCTCGCCGAAGGTCAGGTTAGACAGCTTGGCTACCTTGCGCAGCTCAATGAAGTCATCCTGATCGATAGAGAAACCATGACCGATCTTAGGCAGCGTGCCGGTGTACATTCCCCAACCCTGAGTATTACGCTGAGGCTTGGGAGAGTTTGTACCCAAAATGGATGCACGAACAAGGATAGGAGTATCCTTTGCGCCCTGTTTCCACTCACGGTCATCAGAAGGAGTGCCCCAAGAGGCGTACTTCTTCCAAGCGGCCGTATTATACTTCGCATTGATGTTGTTCAGGAGAACACCAAAGTTTTCGGCATCGAGAAATCTAGCCAGAGAACCGATACCATAAAGATTTTTGTCTCTACTCATAGTCTATCCTCCTTTTACTTACGTGGTGAGAAACGGAAAACACATCCTGCATCCTTCAATGCAGTCTTGATCACATCGGGGATTGCAACGATGCGACGCTCCAGGATAGGAGATGTAGCACCCCAGCAAGCCTCGCAGTCGAGAGCGTAGGCATATTCGTCTACGAAACTGTCATAAGGAGTGAGCGTGTTGGGCACAACCTTAATCTTGTTGTCTTCACCTGCCTCTACAAGCGTACCGCCTACAGAGCCGATAGATGAAGTCAGAGTCAGCACGTCGACATCGTCAGCAGAACTGTCAATGGCGGTAACGGTTGCAGGAGAACCTGTAGCACCGATACTACCAGGAGTCACCATCAGCTTCATGCCAACCTTGGCACGGGTGCCTTCCTCGTTCTTGACTACGCTGACCTTGGTACCGTCAACGGCTTTTACCTCGAATACATACAAAGGCACGATTGTTCTGGCCTCTTCGTCTGCATACACAGGAGTAAATGCGGGAAGCGCATTACCCTTGGTAGGAAGAACTTCAAGAGATGGGAACATGAAGCCGCCTGTCAACATCCAGGGAGCCTCATGGCCTTCGTAAGCCTTGCGTACACCACCCCACTTCTTGGAGAATTTGGTGTAGTTGTTCAAAGTTCCTTGCATCATAATTAAAAAAGTTTAGTTTTTGTGGATAAATAACACTCTCTTACTTTGCGAACTGAATGCTGTCCTTGTATGCTGCAGCATCCTTCGTCTCTTGCGCCACTCTTTCCAAATGGCTCTTAATCAGAGGTGATACATCAGTCTGGTGGTTTCCACCGGAGAATGGATAGGCACCGTCATCCTTGTGCATACGCTTGAAGATTGCCTCGTAATCCTTCTCTGCTTTGGTCTTCAATGCAGCAACATCGGGGTTCTCTCCGATGACCAGCTTCTCAAGAGTAATCTCAAGAGCGTAGTCATCTTCCTCAACACCGCGTCCGATCAGGTAGGACTTAATCTGTGAACGAATGCCTTCCTCAGTAGCGGCCTTTTCCTTGAGTGCCTGTGCAGCCAGATACTCTGAGAACTGCTTGCTCAGTTTGCCGAACTCACTGTTCTCGCCTGTAAGACCCTTGAACTGCTCTGCAACCTGCTTGGCAACAAGTTCAGCAATGTTAGGCTGCTGGTCTTCCTGTTGCTGCTGTTGCTGCTGTTGCTGCTGTTGCTGCTGTTGCTGCTGTTGCTGCTGTTGCTGCTGAGAGGGATGGTCTTTCTCCCACTGCGCCTTTGCTGCAGCCACGGCATCGTCAATAGCCTTCTGCTGAGCTGCCTGCTGTTCAGTTTCCCACTGAGACTTGCCCTTGGTGATTCCATCGGCTACCTCATGGCGCAACTGACCACTCATCGTCTTGAGTATCTGAACAGGAATGTTCCAACTCTCGTCGGTGATTTTATCGTCATCGGTAAACAGAGGGAGGTAAGCGGTAGCCACCTCATCATAAGTTCTTTCACTAAGGTTGTCTACTCCAGCCTTAGTCTTCAGATTGGTAATGAGAAGATTTTTCTCCATAGTTAAAATAAAGTTTAGTTTTTGTGTTGGAAAGAACGGCTCTCTGCACGTTCATGGTCACAAATGTATTAAAATGGGTTTCCCGTGCATTGTGTTCTCAAAAAAAGTTGAAGAAAAATTTTAAAACATATTGCACATGAATTACCTCCTAATAATTTTGTGACATATTATTACAAAAGGATTGTCAATATGCAGAAACTAATCGGTCTTAACACATTGGATGGAAATCCCATCTTGACCTCTGAATTCGTAGAACGCCTACGTACAGAAGAGGAAAGTAAAACAAGCTCTAAAGTCTTCATACCAAACAAAGGTGCACAGGAAGACGGTCTTCACAGTGATGCCGACCTCATCATCTACGGAGGAAACCGTGGTGGTGGTAAAGCCAACCCCTACACGACACCTGTAGCGACACCTACAGGCTTCAGAAAGATGGGTGACTTACAGGTCGGTGATGAAATCTGTACACCCTATGACGGCATACAGGAAGTTACCGAAATTTTCGAACAAGGAGTAAACACTGTTTACGTCCTTCATCTCGACGACGGAACGGAAGTGAGGTGCATGGATAACCACAGATTCCTGGCACGCGCACACGCCGATGAACCATTCATGGTATGGGAGGCTAGAGACATCTTCGACCAGTACAGGATGGATCAGAAGCCACCACTCTCACTGAGGAACAACGTAACCGAATACGTAGAGATTCCACTTTGCGGTGAGGTCAGGCTTGATGAGACACTTGTGCCGGCTGTACTGCCAGTAGCACCTTTCGCCCTTGGATGGATTATCGCCAAGGGATTCTTCGAGTTCGACCGCCGTGGTATCCCCCTGACAACGAACAGGTTGGAATCAAAGGTTTTCAAGAGATTCGGATACAGGGTAGGCAAATACTTCTCCAAAGATAAGTATATCATGAAGGGTATCACGCCACACGCATGGAGGGAAGTAACCAACTGCAAGAGTGGCTCACCTGCCTACATCCCAGACCAATACATGAACGCATCAGTTGACGCTCGATGGGATCTGCTGCAGGGAATGTTCTACAGGAACGGATACTCAAGGGGCCGTTGCCCATATATCGAGTTCCCTAACAAGAAGCTGGCAGAACAGATTGCGCAGATTGGCCGTTCACTTGGTGGTTTCGCCATGGTGGTGAAGGTAGAAGATGACGCTGACAAGATAGGATTCTACAAGACCGTATTCAAGTTCCCCGACAATACAAAGATATGGCTCAAGGTCTGCAGACAAAGACGCGCAAAGGTGATAGCACCTATACCCACAAGCGCATCTGACCTGGATGGTGTGCTGACAAAGCGTGTCCTTTGGGTTTCAAAGGCTGAGAACAAGCAGCCCTGCAGATGTATTACCGTCTCAGGTAAAGACCATCTATACATGACAGATGCCTACACAGTCAACCATAACACGGCACTGATGCTGATGGAAGGTATCTACGATATCAAGAACAAGCACTACAGCAGTGTCCTCTTCCGTAAGAACAAGGATGACTTCGACAATATCGAGAAGGAGAGCAAACGATGGTTCGCCAATCTCGGCAAGTACAACAAGTCAAAGGATGATATGACATGGAACTTCAAGACAGGCGCATCCATGTCGTTTGACCACTTCGATATGTCGCTGAAGGACTTTGAGGATAAGTACCGTGGTCAGCAGATTCCATATATCGGCATCGACGAGTTGCCTCAGATTCCATTCGAGTTCATCAAGATTCTCCTTGGCAGTAACCGAAACACGGTAGGCATCCGTTCGCGTATCCTCGGAACGTGCAACCCTGACCCGCTTTCATGGCTGCGCAAATTCCTGTCATGGTGGATAGCCGACAGGGATACAGTCTACCCCGACGGACAGACACATCCTGAGAGACACGGACTGCCTATCCCATGGCGCAGCGGTGTGGTGAGGTACTTCTTCATCACAGGAAACTCAGTTGACAATATCATTTGGGGAGGCACGCCAGAAGAGGTCTATGAACAGGCGAAGGATGAGATTGATTCTTCCTGGGACCCGAAACTTGAGGCCTTCGGATACAAGAAGACTACGTTTGCCGTGAAGTCAGCCGTCTTCATCAAGGCGAGCATCATGGAGAACAAGGCTCTTCTGACCAATGACCCGAACTACGTGTCATCAATCCTTAACAAGTCACCTGAGGAGAGAGCAAAGGAGTGGGAAGGAAACTGGGACGCAATCGCCATCGGTGATGACCTCATACAGCCATTTCATCTTGAGAAATGCTTCTCCAACGCTCCCATGTATGGCGATAATATCCGTCGCGCCTCATGTGATATTGCCGGCGATGGTGGTGACTGCTGCGTGATGTGGTTCAAGATAGGCAACCATATCCAGGACCTGTACGTTTGTGGAGTTGATCCCTACAACACAGTACCACTGCTCAAGGCCAAACTGAGGGAATGGGGTGTACTTGAACAGAACTTTGTCTATGACCTGCAGGGAATGGGACAGGTTCTCAAGGGTGCTTTCCCTAACGCCATCCCTTTCAACAACCAGGCCGCAGTATCATCAGAAGACAAATACCTGTACGACTGCCTCAAGTCACAGGCGGCGTATATGTTCGCACAGCATACGCAACAGGGAGAATGGAGCATTGAGCCGGAACTGCTCAAGAGAATGTACAAGTCAGGCAAGTCAACGAATGAACTGTCATTCATCCTTCAGCGAGAGCGTAAGGCCATCAGGCAGGATACGAGCAAGCAGGATAAGGGATGGGTTCTCATCCCAAAGGACATGATGAAGAAACGCTCGCTCGTTGGACACTCACCTGACTTCATCGAAGCCCTCATGATGTTCGAGAAGTTCAATATTGACGATGACGATGTTGACATTCCAGACTTCCTTCAGGGACATATCAACAACATAAGAACTTTCAACTACAATTAACATCGGTCAGACGGCCAATGAGACCCAAAAGCCCAATTGACCCATAAAACACAAATTTCATTATGGCACAATCAGCACAAGAACAGACAAGAAAATTGCGCGGGCTGCTTCGGAAAAAGCCGTTCTACCGACTACTGCCCGACGATTCGGCGAAACTCGCCAGTATTACGACAGAACTGAGTGACAGGTACGTCGTAAAAGACACTAAGGTTTACGAGACAGTCACACAGGCTGACTTCCAACGTGAACTTTCTCCTTCTAGTCACGCTATCAACGACAGATCCATCTACATCAACTACCGTAAGGGTAAAGATGGTCTTTACTACGAGGAAGACTTCCCACGATACGCTTTCGCCTATCAGCAGGAGATCCTTGATGACCGTATGGCTCGTACCACAGGTAACGACATTCAGTTTGACCTCGCAGATGGTATCACGGATAAGGAAAGCCTTGACATTTATGATAAGTTCAAGACTGGATGGGCTGACAAGAGAATGGAGAACGCATGGCACTTCGCCATAAAATCTGACTATACAGTCGGTGACGTTGCTTTCGTGGGCATCCTGCAGAAAGGCGTATTCAGTTGGAAGATTCTCTCATACAACGACAACAACGTACTCTATCCTCACTATGACAGGATAACAGGCAAGATGAACCTGTTCGCGCGTACGTACGAGGCAGATGATGACTACGGCGAGGCAAAGAAGTATGTTGACGTATGGGATAATAAGTTCTTCTACCGCCTCATTGAAGGCGATACGCCAACGGATACCGCATCTCAGGAGATTAATGGAAAAAACGCACAGAATAGTGGTGTCCTTTCGACATTGGCCGGCGATTTCGATATTAGCGGTTATATACTTGAAGACAAAAGACCTCACGGATTCGACTCTATACCTGTAGCCTACCATAGACGTGATGACGGCCCTGTATGGACTCCTTCCCAGGAAACAATCGAGCATCGTGAGGCCGCTTTCTCTCGCCTGGCACAGAACAACCACGA